GATATGAAATTCATCGCATCTTTCTTCTTCTTTTCTTTCGCATCTATCTCTGCATTTATTTGTTCTAGTGACTTAGCATCTGATCTTCTCTTTCTTGTTCTTCTTAATTTACCACCACTTTTTTCTACTTCTCTATCTGCTTTTAAATCTTTTATTCCGTTTGCTAGTTGCTGTAATCTAGGATCTTTTGGATTTGTTATTTGAAGAGAATTAAAACTTTCTTTTAACGCACGAAGTTGACCCGTGTAAGATTCAAGATCAACGGGTTCGTATCCAAAATCATTTATAAGTAATTGCTTAATTTCCTTATTTGGTTTAGGCATTCGCTTTCTGCTGATTGCGTTTAAGTTCTTCCTCTTCGAGATGTTGTTTTAATAATCCAACATAGATATCTCTCTCCCAAGGTATCATGTTTTCAATCTCAGTCAAAGAGTATTTATGGTATTGCATCAACGAAAAGTTCAATCGGTAGTAGCTAGCAAGATCCATATGGATCATTGCTACCCGAAAAAAGACGCTAAGCCCTCAAGTACAACGTCACTCTTAACCTTTGTATTTGGATTAGTTACTGAAATAGTATGTGATAATTTAGGCATTGTTGTAAAGAACTCTTCAATCTTTTTAAATTGAGATGAGTTCATCGACTCAAGAAAATCTGTTATCTCTTTCTTTGTGCAATCTGCTGCGACCCATACTTCTTCTTCATTGTATATCTTATCAACACAAGATGCGATTAACTTGAATGATTGATCCATTGCATTCTCATCTTTAAAATCAAAGTTACTTTTAATAAACTCTTCTAAAGAAGGATACTTAAGTTCCATCATTAAACTTTTATCCAACTCAACTTTGTTTGTGTGACCCTCAGTTTTTTGAACTTTAATAGCATCCAAGTCAATTACAACTTTAACAGTTGTCTTTTCATCATCAGGGCAAATTACGTTGACATCTAGTTGTTCTCCAACAGATTTACCACGAATATTTAAAAACAAATATTCAATATCAAAAGTTGGTAATGTTTCTATTTTGATTCCCTTTGTAAGAACACAACTCTTAAGCACTGCTTTAATAGCTGTGGTGATTTGTTTTGTATCCTCAGTTTCTAAAGCAAGAACTAAAAGTTTTTCTTCTTTCACCAGAAAAGGTCTATAGTTTATTTCCTTCTCTGTAGATGGTAACACCATACTATACGTTGGTGTCGCAATTTTTGGTAAAGGCATGATATTCTATTATGCAATTCAGTATATTATATAGCAGGGTTATCGAAGTGCTCTTTGAACAACTCCCCCCACAACATCTCCTAAGAGATCGATACCAGTTAATCTATCTACAGCAAGGTTAGCAAATCTACCAGCAGCATATGCGAATGATGGATCACCAGCATTATTATTGGTTGGTTTTGCACTGTATCTTGTATAAGAAAATGACACGGTGCATTTTAACAAGTCTGATGCATCATATGTAACAGGCATTGCTGAGATTGCTTTTGGAAACGCATCTATAAAAGTATATGTCAATGGTCTTGTTCTACCTCTAACTGGATCTTGTGAGTTTAAGTTCTTTTCAAACTTAGTTATTTCTAAACCACCCTTATATTTTTTGGGAAACTTCATTCTATAATAAAAAGTTTCATTGTGATTATCTCTCGTATCATTTGTCATATACGACATCCAAGCTTCAAAATATCTAATTGGTAGATACTCTTTTGCATCACAATAAAATGTCAATGAAATTTCTTCATCAAATACTCTACGATGAGCATACTTTTCTGAGACTCCAGTAAAATCATTATCTAAGTTTGCTGTTGCTAATGAAGAACCTGGTAGTGTTGTTTCTGAACAAAACAATTGCAGTTTCTCTCTTCTTGTGGGATCTAAACCTCTGGCATTAAACAAAGTGCTAAGACCCTGTTGATTGAGATAAGTTGAAAAGGTATCTCCTCTCTCATTCAATTGCCTTGGATCACTAATCGATACTTGATAGAACGAGGTGGTTGCTGGTTCTAGCAAATCTTTTACAATTTTATCTACTGTCAGTCTTTGTGGTGGGATGGAAGCCATTTATAAATACATTTGACCTTATATATTATGTATGCAAGATAATGGCAGAAAGTATAAAAAGTCGCTATAAACCATCTAATCCAGAGAAATATCAGGGCAATCCTAATAATATTATCTGTAGAAGTAGTTGGGAAAGACGTTTCTGTGTGTGGTGTGATAAAAATGAAAGCATAATATCTTGGGCATCAGAAGAGTTCTGCATACCATATATTTCTCCGACAGACAATAGAGTTCATCGTTACTTTCCAGATTATCTGATTAAAGTAAAGGAGAAAAATAATAAAGTAAAGAGTTATGTTGTTGAAGTTAAACCAAAGAAACAAACTCGACCACCTAAAAAAAGAAAGAGAGTTACTAAATCATATATCTATGAGTGTCAAACCTATGCTGTTAATCAGGCAAAGTGGAAGGCAGCAAATGAGTTTTGTAAGGATAATCGAATTCAATTTAAAATAATCACAGAAGATGAGTTGGGTATTAAATAATGGCTAGAACAAGTAAACTTTCTCTTGATGAGATAAAAGCAGCAATTGATGCTAGAAATCCTACGAAACCTGGCCAATATACAGGTCAACCTGTTCCACTAGGTCAAAAAGAACAAATACCACCCACAATTAATGCTAATCGTATAGAAGCAATCAAAAGTCAATTAGTATCATCTGATCCAGAGGATCTGATGTTGCAAATAATGGAAGCATTAAACAATACGGTAACACCCATACCTGAAGTAGGAAATTATTATACCTTTGTATATAATGCTAAGACTCCTAACATACAATACGATCAACACCCTTTGATTGCTTGCACAGATTTATTCAAGTGGGGATTCAGAGGAATCAATTATCACTGGCAATCATCTCGCAGTTATACATGGGATGAACTACCAGGTATGCTATACATTGTTAAATATATTGAGTTAGATGACCTACTTGGAATACCTTATGCAAAGTTTATCACTAAATAAATAAAAACCTTCTAAATGGCAACCACTGCTAACAGTTCTAGTTGGGTAAGAACCTATACAAAAAACGACGCAACCAAATACCAAATAGCATATAGATCTAATAACACATGGAAGCTAGATGCTAATGGAAGGGCATTGCCTGGTTCTTTCACTACCAATTTACAAGTAGATCGCACTGCTATAGATGGTGATGTAACAGGTGGTGGTGTTAGTGCAACGTGGACTACCGCAGCAACTAGAGGGCCTGGAGCTAATGGCGTGTGGGAAAGAAAATATTTAGATGATGATGATACAACTTTAGGATATGCATTACCTGATGCCAGTTGGGATGATCTTAACAGTAGAACGAGTAATTTTAATGCACAAGTTAATAATATAAGTTCAAATGCAATCGTAAAATATTTTAGAACATTAGGATTTGGTAGAGGTAGTGGTTTATCTACACAAGCAGGAGCAATAAGAGAACTTGCCAGAAGTCAAGGAATAAATGATCAGGGTAATCCCTCTGATGAAAGCACTGGTGCTAATCAAAGTCTTAGAACACTAGCAGATGAGGCACAAGATAGACCCAGAGAAAAATATCAATCACGCTATACTTATTATTATCCAGTAGCACTCAAAGCAAATCGTGATCAAGATAAATTACAGATATCAGTATTGGAATATAAACCAAGACCTTTGCCCTCACAACAAAGTAAACCCACTCTTGGAATTGGTGAACGAGAGGGATACACTTCCAGAACATTAGGTAGTGTTTTCTTACCTGTGCCTGGCAATGTTCTTGATAACAATAATGTTTCTTGGGATCAAGATACAATGAATCCAGCACAACTTGCTGCTGCTGATGGATTTTTTGACAATGTTCAAAAAGGAAGTGGTGCTATTGATGGATTAGCAGATGCTCTTGCAAAGGCTGGTATGGCAGTTGGTGAAGGTTCTGGTGATGTAAAACAAGCAGTGGCAGGAGCACTTGCCAAAGCAGCAACAGGTGGTAGCATCTTAACAAGATCAACTGGAAAAATAATAAACCCTAATATGGAATTACTTTTCAAAGGCCCACAGATGAGAACATTTCAATTAGCATGGAAGATGAGCCCTAGAGATTATGAAGAAAGTGAAATGATAAAAAAAATAATTAGAATGTTTAAACAATCAATGGCAGTGAAGAGAACTGAGAGTCAAGTATTTTTAAAATCACCAAATACATATAAGTTAAGATATTTAACAGCACGAGGAAGAGAACATGGTTTTCTACCAAAAATAAAAGAGTGTGCTCTAGTTGGATGTGGTATTAACTATACTCCTGATGGTAATTATCAAACATATGAAAACTCATCTATGGTTGCGTATCAAATGACACTTTCCTTCAGTGAACTAGAACCAATTTATCATGATGACTATACTAAACTTGATCAAGACAGAGATGAATCAGTAGGTTTCTAACATGGCTAAAAATTACTTTCGCAATATACCAGACTTTGAATATGTTAACCGCACTAAAGATGGTCAATTTATTTCAAATTATACACAAGTAAAAAACTTTTTTAAAAGAGGAAAGTTAAGGGATGATTTATTTCAAGATCTAACTGTCTTTGAAAAGTATGATATTAAAGGTGATGATAGACCAGATAACGTTGCCAATATAATATATGGTAATGCAAATTTAGATTGGGTTGTATTATTATCAAACAATATTATTAATATTCAAAATGAATGGCCATTATCTCAACAGTCATTTGAAAATTATGTACTGGATAAGTATAAAACACTTGAAAAACTAGATGAAGTTCATCACTATGAATCAAACGAAGTTAAAGATAGTAGTGGTGTTATAATATTTCCAAAAGGAGTTAAAGTAAGTGTCGCACAGAGTGTAAGTTATCATGAACCTTTAACTGGTGAACAAGTAACAGTAAATCCAGTGTCAAAAGCAGTTACTAATTATCAATACGAGCAAGACATTAATGATAAGAAGAGAAGAATATTTTTAATTAAACCAATATATCTAAATGTTGTCTTCGATGATCTAGAAGAGATGATGGTATACAAAAAAGGATCCACTCAGTATGTGAGTGAATCCTTGAAACGTGCTGATAATATCAGACTATTTGAGTAGATTAATATAAGCTGCTATAACTAAAAGAGTTAAACAGATTTGATTATATCTCACTTAGCTCTCTGCTAACTTCTGGAAGTATGAAAGAGCATCATCTTCATCCTTGTCTACAGTTACGGATGGAGTTGGTGTAGATACAGCTTCTGTTACTGTTTTTTCAGCAACTGCATACTTACCTTCACTCTCATCTTCTAACTCTGAGTCAGGGATGTAACGTGACTGTGCAGGTTTCTTACCTAACACATACTTCAATCTTCTTTCAAGATCTTCGTAACTCTTGAACTGATCTGCAGCAGTAACAGCAGCAAGAGAATACTCTTTCTTCCATATCGCTTCTAGTGCGTCATCGTCATCAAGAAGTGGGGCAAGTGAATCGAACTCTGACTTATCATAGTTCCAGAAGCCATCCTTCTTAACAATCTTCAACTTGAAGTTTGCACCTTGCCAGAAATCAAAAGGATTGATTGGTGTTTCATCCTCAAACTCTGGTTGCATTGCTTCCATAACTTTATCAAATATTTTTTTACCATACTTGAATAAGAATACTTTACCCTCATTCTGTGGGTTAGTAGGATCTTTTACGACATAGATGTTACTGTAATAAGATAACTTACGTTTCTGTTTACGAACAGTATCTTTGTCTGATTCATTTCCACTGTTCCATACTTCTCTGTTGTAATCAGAGACTGGCTCTTTACT